CCTCGGAGCTTTGGCCATACAGCACGACAATAGTAGTGCCACTTGGCGGGGCGCTGGTGAACGTCAGAATCTTGCTGCCGTTCGTGAGCGTGTAATCAACGCCTGGTGTCTGAGTGACGCCGCCGATACTAACGTGCAGGCTAGCCTGACCCGATGGGGTCTTGCTCAGCGTGTAGACGGTCGTCGCGCCGTTTCCCGTAAACACGTCGGCCACAGGCAATTCGAGTTGCTGAGCCGCTGCGTTGTCGGTTGAGAGCTTGCTATAGACAAGCCGGCGATTCTTGTCGCGGACCGTGATCGAGTAGTCGGTCGCAGAAAAGTACACCATGGCCGGCGAGCCATTACGCACCGCATACCCGCCAGAGGTGCGAATCGGCTGAGCCGCTGGCGTTTGGAATGCCGAATCCCAGTATACCGTAATCGGGTTCGTCTCCGGGTTCTGGCCAGCTACGCCGAAATACAGATAGCCATTTTCAAGCGCCGAGCCATCGACATCGAGATAGATCGGGAAGGGGGAGGTTGCGATAGCGGTCATTTATCTATTCCCTGTAAAACGTGCGACTTCCCGGCTTGAACTAGGAGTGTTTGATTGGCGCTTTAACAATTCTTTCATGGCTTTAATAGCGTTTTTCTCGTTAATTCCACGTGCTCGCTCAACCCCTGACCCGATAACTTTTGCGGCAAGACCAACCACGCCACCTTGTGCTGCCTGCTGCGTTTTTCTGAATCCAGATTGGATAGCTTCTTCTGCCTGACCTTTGGCACTTGTTTGTGCAGCCGCTCCAAACATGCGATCAATCTCGTTGCCAAACATCAGTTGATTTAGCACATCATCATTAAACTTGCCGCCATACTTGGCTGCGGTTTCGTTGGCTAGGTTGATTGCATTGAGCATCTTCACGCGGCCCTGGTTGTTGCTTGTCAACGATCGCGCGGCGGTGCCGATAGCCTTCGCTGCGTCCGGCATATCCAAATCGATCTTTGTGCCTACAGATTCCTGCATTGCGTCAAGGGCTTTCTTAGTGTCTGAATACCTAGCATTCGCTGCTGCATAATCTGGATTGATGTCTGTAAGAGACTTATTTAGATTTGCTCGCAAGCCTTTGACAATGCGCTCTGCCTGCGCCGACAATGGGTTGGCAAGGTTCTTTTTTGCGTAGGATACTTGCGTATCCAAAAACCTTTTGGCCGTATGTACGCCGTAAGCATCTGGCGCCTGCACGTTGCTTAGACGGTCAAGCACGTTATTAAAGAGTCGCTGCGAAGCCCGGTCGCCTTGCAATTCAGACCCCTTGAGATTGGCACGCGCGACGCCGCTGTTATCAAACTCAACGCGCACACCAATCGATTCGAGGTCTTGAACAAACTTGCTCATTGGGCTAGAAACGTCAATTCGAGCGCCTTTAAGTTGCTGCTCTGCAACGCGATTAATCATCTCGCCAGCGTCGCGTCGATTTGAGTCTAAAAACTCGATTCTCTTATCAATGTTTTTCCCAACGATATCGTTTGGGCGGTTGGTCATAGCAAATTTTTTATTCTCTTTGCCGGCCTCATAAAGATTGATCATCTTTAGCATGTTGCGCCGGTCATCATCACTCGCGGCCTTAATCGCCGTGATAACACCAGGATCCCATCCTTGCTTTATCAACTCTCCGGCCGTATTGTCGCCAACAACTTGAGTGCCGGACATTCGATATCCGACGTTAGCTTCGTTGTACGGATCGTCGATGATCGATTGTTTGATCTTCCTGGCTTTATCTGGCGTCAGCTTTTCGCGAGCCGACGCGATCAGCGAGCGCGCCGACTCGCCAATCGTTGGCCCTGGCAGATTTGCGGCGGACTCTAACGTTTCTGGCAGCCCAAGCTCTCCAGCCATGACCGACGGCGATCGAATTCCGGCACCCTTAGGTGCTGCCAACCGTGCTGCCGCGCCAAGCCCAGCACGAACCAATCCTGGGGCGAATGGCGCTACACCGCCTGCAATCCCTGCCGCAATCTGCGCCCCTGTTCCTCCGCCCATCTCCGCCGCTGTCTGAGCTGCTCCGCCTCCTATGGCACCGCCTATCACTTGCTTGCCAGCTTGCTCAGCAAGAGTTGCCCCAAGTTGCCGAGCCGCCGGGGATTTGGCAAGCGCCTGCGCTGCCATGCCCGCAGCAGGTACTGCCGCGCCACCCGCCGCCCCCCCTGCAATGGATTGCACGATCCGCTCCGCCTCGGTGTCGGCCTGCGGTACACCAATACGCGTCAGCAGGTCTCCCATAGCGTCCGTCGGAGTCTTGTACCGCGTGCCCAGCAGCGAGTTAATTCCAGACACCAGCGGATCGCCAACTAGTTGCGCCAAGCCGGCAGCTCCAGCACCAGCAATAGCCCCAGGTATCGCGCCAACCCCGGCAAACGGCGCACCTGCGGCTGCACCTAGCGCAGCCCCCGCAGCAATAGGCGCCACCCCTCGCGTAACAGCCCCGCCAAGCCCTGCGACGGTTGTCTCTGGTGGAGGCGCTGGCTCGGCTGGTTGCCCGCCAAATTGCTGAGCGATTGCCTCGTAGTCTACTGGCTGAGCGGATGGTTCGTTGACAACAGACCCACCAAACTCTTTAGCTATAGCAGCGTAATCAATTGCCATTAGAGCCCCGCCCTTCTTTTGAATTGATCCGCTGCCTGTTGATTAGGGAACGCCAACGTCTTACCGTCAGGTGTCCGTACTGTAACTGCTCCAGGCTGAGTTGAAGGCTGGGCTGCAGTTTTATCAGACGGCTTTTTGTTAATCATTTCCTGCCATTCGCCAACTGTAGCGCCTGGCCTTGATAGAAACACGACTTGTTCGTTAAGTCGATTCGCAAGCTTTTCTTGTGCGGCTTTTTTATTGACAAGCCATTTCCGCAAGTCCTTCGGCTGCAAATTGGTAGGAAGTCCGGTATCTAGGGCGAGGTTCAGCTCGCCTTGAGTCAGTGATCCGAAAGTTGTAGCCCCAACAACGTCCAGACCAAGCCTATTTCTTACGTTTGCCAGCTCAATGCTGGCAGTCTTGACGTTTGGCAACTTGCTAGCGACAACACCAGTCGATGCTCCTCTATCAATCGCAGAAATCGCTTCGTCAATGTTTGAGATGTTACTTTTTGCCTTGTTTAGTGACTCGTAAGAATCTTTTGCAATGTTCTGAGCAATGGTCGCGCCTTGCCTACCTCCGGCTCTAGCAGATTGCTCTCTTGTTCCAAAATTACTGGCTGCACTAATCGCATCTGATCTGGCGTTACCTGAAAGCCTATTGCCTTGATTGTCTAGCACAAGAGATTGCCCGTCTTTTGTGATGATAATAGACGTTCCATCAGGCAATATTTGGCTAGATTGAACCTGTACGCCACCATCCCGTGCTGCCTGCACCTGAGCTAACCCGGCGGCGATGTTTGCCTCTTTTTCTCTTAAGCTAAGCTTAGCAGTAGCCTCAGCATATCGAGCCTCAACTGCTGCAGACTCTGCTTTCGCCTTCTCGTATTTCTCTTTGCTTCCGAACAACTTTTGATTGCGGCGCTCTTCGTAATCGTCACGAACATTTTTGACGATTTTCTCACCGCCAAGTTCGACAAGCTGCCCGCCTAAAGCTACCCGAACAGAGTCCGGGTCTTGTTCGTATTCGCTTTGCAATTGGTCAAAGTAAGCCAGCGCGCCAGCGTTGTCGCTATTGGCAGCCCTTTCACGATTTAATGATCTCAAGAATGTTTCTTTGTTTCCGCTTTCGGCTGCATGAAAGATTCGAGCAGCTTTAGATCTGGCAGCTGCTTTTTGATCGTCTGCCATAGATGTGGCAAACGAAAGGAACGCCTCGGCTTGTTTTGGATTGCCAAGGATGGCGGCCCGCCTGTGATCTTCGATAGTTGCATTGGGGCTTAGTGCTCGCTCAAAAGCCTCCTGCCTAATCCTCTCCTGCTCCATCGCCTGCTGCTGCTGCAAGGCGGCCATCTGCCGCTCTTGTTGATAGGCGCGAGCTTGTTCTTCGGCAGCGGCAATGCCTGCCCCTAGCTTAAATGCCTGCGCGCCCGCCTCGAGTGGGGTCGGTACGTTTAGACTGTAGTCGAAAGGCTGCGCCATGTTTATGTCCTGAAAAGGTCTCGGCCGGCTTGGTACTGCTGCAAGGTGGCAGGAATGTTAAGCGCCTGCGAAATTGCTCTAGACGTGCCAAGAGTTCCGCCGGCCTGTGCCTGGCCTTGTTGAGCCAGTAAGTTGCCGATATTAGCCGCAGCGCCTGCCCCGAATTGGCCTTGCTGAGCTGCCGCCGACTGTCCCATGCTTGCGAGCGCTCCGGTTGTCTGCAAACCAGTCCCAGCAAACCCACCTAGTCTCTGATACTGTTGATCTATCAACTGTTGCAGCATGGCCGGACGAAACTGCGCCAGAGCTGCCTGCACGTTACCGCCGCGTAATCCACCGGTAGCCGATGCGCGTTGCAGGATGGCCTCCTCACCCTGGCGTGCTAGTGCCTGATACTCGGGCGAGGCCTCGAGCGCACCGATAGCTGCGAGCTGTGCCTGTTGGCCTTGTAGGCCTGCCAGTGCTTGTTGCTGACCGAATGCTTGCAGTCCTGCCGCTTGATATGGCGCGAACCCGCCGAGTGCTTGCGTCCCAGCCTGAGCGAATGGAGCCAGAGCTTGCCGAGTAGCCTCGAATTGCCGCCGCTGCTCTTCGATGCCTGCTTGCGAGGCTTCTGCTTGTTGTTGGCTTGCACGGTTTGCTGCGTAACCCTGTAGGCCTGCGCTTACTAATTGCCCTGCGGCCTGTGCTGCTGGCTTACCTAGCCAGTCCATTAGACCAGATGACGCCATCTGAGCCCCTCCACCTAGCGCAGGTGCCGCGAAATTAGTAGCTCCTACGCCTGCCATTGTTAACGGGGCGGACGCTGCCGCGCCCCCACCAAGTAATCCGGGCGATGCCCCAAGCGCTGCCTGCTCTACACCGCCAGCAAATAGGCCGGCACCGATCCCTGTTTCTGCCGCGCCTGCCGCACCAAGCGCTCCGGCAGCCTCAGCGGCTCCTGCTGCACCTGCCGCTGCTGGCGCGCTAATAAGGCCTGCACCAGCTAAGGCTGGTCCGACAAACATAGGGGCAGCAACTGCAGCGGCCTTAAACAGGCTTTGAAGGGCGCGATTCTTGTCTGGGGCCATTTGTTTTTGCCACGACTGAGACCCGCCAGTAGCATCAACTTTCTGAAAAGTGAATACATGGTCCGGACCTGGCGTCATGATTGTAATATTTGCAGGCGCCCCTGCCGTATTGCCAGGCACTCCAGGAGACGCATTTAGAATGATATCTCCGTACTCGTTTCGCCCAATAACTATAGGTTTTGTTGGCGTTCCGTCCTCATATCTAATGCCAACGCCATATTTGTTGTATAGATTAAGCGCTTCTTGGTAAGTCGCCATCAGTCCTCCTCCGCCTCACGCTCTTCCCAAGCTTGGCAAACGCGTAGGTTATGACAGATAAAGTCGAACTTTTCGCAGAATCCGCGCCCGCCTGCTCCGGTGTCGTATCTGTTGAGCGGGATCCGCTCCATCTTCGCCTGGAATGTAGTGTCATTCTGGAAGTATTCGCAGTTAGCGCAGAAACGCCGCCGCGCTTCTTTCTCGGTCACCTGCCAAGCTTTGGCCATCTTCGACCAGAACGGCTTATTGGCGTCCGGTTGAATCTCCGGAACGAGCGGCCCTAACGACCACTGGTCAATGGCCATCTTTGTATTCTTGGCATTCTCGGCAGTCGTAACAAACGGCTCTTCAGCCTCGAATCCTGCAAACTTGCCGAGCACCAGAGCGGGTAAACGCGCTTTGTCCATTATGTAATCTCTTGGCCGTTGATGCGGATAGTAAGCGCCGATGCCGCGCTAGCAATCGTCGAGACAAACCCGCCGCTCTCTAGAATCTGGCCAGATAGCTCAGGGCATAGGTATGTCTCGCCGGGAACGATTGTCTTTACGTTAATCACCCGATTCGCAGCGCTTGCAGTGCCAGCCGACTGCACCAAGTTGACCGACACCGTGCGGTTCACTGTGTCATTGTTGGTGATGCTTGCCTTAGTAATCAGCGCCCGGCAGTTGACGGCCGTGTATTGTGTGGTCTGTGTAGATTCGAGCTGCTTACTATCTAGCAGCACCTTAGTAGTAACGGCCATGATCTGCCCTTAGTCGCAAGTCGTAACGCTTAAAATTGCCGACGGGATCGCCGGAACCGGTGCGGCTGCCGCCTGAGCGACGATTTGTACTGCCGTGTCATCTACGGACCACATCAACTCAAAATAGTCGCCTGCTTTGAGCTTTGAAACAAAATTCCAAGCCGCAACCAACTCCCCGTCAGTTCCTTTAAGCCTAACTTGACTTGCCGAGTTAGCGACGTCCGTTCCGTTCACTCTGTACCAAACAAACACCAGATGATTGCCGCCACTGGTATTGTCGAGTTGCATCGAGAATTGGAAATTATAAGTCGCCTCGGTGTCTACATAAACTCTGGACGTAGGTGAGCCTATGTATACACCATCTGACAAATCAGTGCTATTGAAAGTTACGGCATATGCCGTGTTAATGGCCGCAGCAGTCTGCGTGGTCGTGTCGTAGAAATTGCCAATCCTGCGCCGCTTTGGCGGTGTATCTATCAGCGATAGTGCTGCGAATCCGTCGAGCTCAGACTGCAATCGCTCAACCCTGGCCGACAGCGTATCGTCGTATTTCAGGCCGAGCGACTGCACATCGCTATCTATCCTGGCGAGTTCGCTTGATAGTTCCTCAATCTCACCTTGTAAACTACCAATCTGCGCGGCTGTGTCGCGGCTAAGCGCGACGATATTCCCTAGCGCTTCCTGAGCCTGCGATTCCCCGATCCCAGCATCGGTGTCGATAGCCGGCAAGATGACAGTGGTTGTGGTGTCTACCGTCCTGAATAGCTGCTCAAACTGTTTGATCTGCTCCGGGTCTTTTAGGAACGATGCAAGCTGATCACGAGTGAGGCCGAGTTTGTTAGCCATTAGTAAGCCAGCGCCTCAACTTGAGCTTCGAGCCTAGCCAGTGCGAGGTGCGTCTGTGTATCGCCCTGGAAGCGCTGCGCCCTGAAGTTACGCATGTACCCCTGGCCGAACCACGCCAGCCGCTTAGACCGATCGCCCTGCGCGCCAGCCTTGATAAACTTCGGCTGGCTCCACGTCACGCCGTCCGTCGAGTAAGACGTGCTCAGCGTCGGATCTGATCCTGCCGCAATGCGACCAGTTAACGCCACTAACTCAAGCTGATGCAAGATGGCCCCGCGTCCCTCGGCATACAGTATCGAGGTGGAGAACTCCCACCGCACCGTCGCGCCCCAGTGCGTGCCGACTGTATTGGTGAGCGTGCCGAATGCGTAGGACGTCGGATCGCCTACCCACCAATTGTTATAGACCCACACAAAGTTGCGCGCGCGGTATTGCGAGTACCCAGACAACGCACTGGTGAGCACGGTCCAGATAGGCTGCTGTAGCGCCTGCGATGCGGTGGCGTCATAGACTAGCGTGCGGTCCGGAAGGTGCACATATAGCAACCTCTGGGCCCTGTCGTTGCGAGCCTCTAGCTTGGTGATGGATAGCTCGGCCTCGGTGTAGTTCAATAGCAGCCGATCGACTTCCTGCGAGCTAATCTGCCTGGCCTGGCCATTCGCACCGATATAGATAGACGGCGCCTCATTCCGGCCACTGCCCAAGAATGCGATGGCATCCTCAAACACACAGCAGGCGAATGTGCCTACGCACCCCTTCGTAATCTGCGCTCCGTCAATTCTCTGAAATGGGAAGAAGTCGCCGCCGATGTTGTCGAACACCTCGATCGTGTGACGATTGAGCGCGTAGACCTCGTTACGGTTCTTGAGCAATGCGACCACCGAGTCAGGGTCAACTTCGCTCGAGCCGTACTTCAGAGGATTGACTGAGAATGGGTCGGTCAGTTCCGTGACGACAAGCGACGTGCCATCGGTCGTCATAAAGTACCCATCGACCCACACAAAATCAACGACCGTGCCAAGATCAGGGTCTAGCACCTGCTGTAGAGATGTCCCGTTCCAGTAGTACAGTTTGCCATTAGAGGCAATGGCCAGTCGGTCGAAACTGTAGTCGAACGTCACCAACTCATTAGTGCCGCCGACATTTCCGAGTACAGTCACCACGCCGTCAGACGAAATGCTGACCAGCGACGCCCCCATGACTCGATAATGAGTGCCGTTCCACTCGATCCCCCCACGGTCTACGCCTGGCCCAATAGCTACCGACGTGATCCCATCAGCCGGGCGCAGATATGAATCGCTGATGCCATTCGCACCAGGCACTACCGCCAGATTAAGAGGATAAGAAACCCGGAAATCAGGGCTGCCGTCGGTGTAAACGCCGCTAAGGATGGGGATTTGCATCGCTTACCATTTCACCTTTGAGGACCACCAGGCCGCGCTCATCTTGCCCTTGGCAATGTTGGCAGCGTGGCGGGCCTTGAACGATGCCCGGCGGGCCTTGGCTGCTGCGCTCTCGCCTTCCTTGGCAGGCGATCCGCTAACGCCCTGCTGGCCAAAGCGGATAGTCTTGACCTGGTCCCCCGACTTAGCAACGACCACATGCGATTTTGTCGGATGCGATGGCGTGCGCTTCGGCTTGTTATAGCCTGCGACTCCAATTCTTGCTAAGCGGGGATCCTTGGCAGGCATTACTGTTGCGCCTCGTAGTCGGCCTGATAAGCATCGGCATAGGCTTGCAACTGATCAGCAAGCCCCTGTCCGATACGTTCGCTAATTAGCAATTGCCGAAAAGATAGCCCATCGAACTCCACGTCTATCGTGTAGTAGACGGGAGCCTCTTCGACAATCACATAGGTCGCCATGTTAAATAGTCCTGGAAAGCTTAACCTTGACCTGGCCGGCTGCCACTGCGGTCGTGTCTGAGTCAGCTACGCCACCAGTAATAGCAATACCCAAACCCAAAGCGAAGCGGTAGCCGTTAAAGCCGGGGCGAATCTGAGCCACGCCAGGAACGCCGGAAACAGCCGCCGGTACCGGGATGATCATCTCGGGCACGTCAGTCCCTACGGTCGGAGCGGTGGCCTTGTTGTAGAGCTTAACGAACGCCGCAGTCGCGCCGATGTTGGTCGCGTACAGCGCTTGCAAGCCAGACGTACCGGTGAGGACCAAAGCACCGTTAGTCGTGGCCGCCGAGTTTACGAAGTAAGGCGTGGCAGGAGCTGTAGGTGTGCCAGCGTTAGTTACGTTAGTTACGGTCGAAACAGTCGTAACGCCGGTAACTGTGGTGACTGTGGCGATACCAGTTAAGTTACCGCCTTCGACAATTACAGGGGCCCCACCATTAGTCCTGATCTGCGGCCGGACGTTGTTGATTGCTACGTTAACTGAATCGTAATTGGTCACGCCGACCATGCCTATGGTCCAGGTCGTCGTGCTGGCCGGGGCTACCGTGCCATTCGTGCATCGAAGCTGCACAAACAACTCAGCATCATCGCGTGCAATATTAACCACACGGCTCGCCCGAAATGTCGTTTGAGAGGCAGACGCAACTAAGGAGTCAATAAGACCGGCAGACCCTTCCTCGACTGTCATAATCCCCATATGACCAGGGGATGCCGTCGTGTTGATCGTGGCGGCCGTATCGCCTGATGCGTAGCCATTGCGGCCACTGTCATAGTTTGCGGTCGTTGCAGTCGTTCCGGTATACAGCGTCCGGTGGAAGTTCCAGCCAAAAAGCGAGCAAGTGCCAGACCCGCTAGCAGGCCAGCCTGCGACCGTAAACGTGACCGTCGAACCAGCTACCGAGGCAATCGCATAGCGCCCAGGAATACCAGCCGCGCCGGTAATCGCGCCGATCGTGATCGACTGCCCAACGTTTCCGGACGAGAATTTATGATCAGGAATCGTAATCGTTACGCTGGTTGCCGAATTGATCGTATACGCCAGGCCATCGCCGATTACATCGACTAGCTCGACGTAAAAGTTATTGTTAGCGATTCGCTGACTAAGGATCGTCTGCCAACGAGCGACAAAGCTACCTGCGAATGACTTGGTAGAGCGCAGGACTAGCTCAGCGTTGGCCGTCGTGCCAGACGTAATGACCAGGTTCCCACCGGTCTGATTCAGCGCAATCCCGGTGCCAATTGGTCCGATTCGCTGGAAGTAATCAGGATCAACGCCACCAGTAATAGCCTTATCGAAGGTCGTGCGGAACATGCACTGGGTGCGCGGGGTCGTTACCTCGCCATAAGAACCGTTTCCGAGGTTTACATTTTGGCGTTGAACGCCGTCTCTTGATTTGAAAATATCAATCATTTTTATTCCTTAGCCGACTCGATACCAGACATTAGCTACGTCATCGAACCGCAGCCGGAAAAAACCATTAGCAGCCAACGAAGTGGGCGCGCCCGTAACCGTCGCCCCGTTACCGTTAATCGTCAGCGCCGCGACTGATTGTGTACAGTTAACGAGCAACTCCTGCTTATCAACAGCGCTTGTTACAGCCGGCAGAATGATCGTGCCTGCCGCGAATCCGCCGGTCGGGGTCAAGATCAGCCATACACTATTACTAGCGTTGGTGATCGTGACTGAAAATCCAGTCGCAGACGGCGCAGCGTATTGTGTGATCTTGTCATCAGCGACCGACGCGCCATCAAGCATAAACGTCCGCAAGTTGCTTGCGCTAACCTTGCGCGCGTCGCCATCAGTCGTCACAAACACCGGGAAAAGATCGCCCGACGATACGCTGTCAGTGGTCGATAATTGATTGATCGTTGGCATGCTATGCCCTTATGTAAACTGAATCGGGCCATCAGACCCAGCGTCGATCGTACTATCAGGCCCGTAGATATACTGATTTTCGGACCGATAAGTTTTATTGCCAGCCCCGGCCGGCAGAGAGCCTGGCAACTGCATCTCGACAGGCTGGCAGGCGCGAGCTAACAGCGTGTTATACGCCATCTTTGCCGTGACCTTAGTCTCAGGCATCAATTGCTTGCCGAGGCTCGGAGCAATCCGAATTGCCAGACCTGTAATGATTGCCTCGTTGGCAGAATCGGGGACCGTAGACTCTGCGTCTAGGTCGCTGCTTTCCGGGCTGCCTGGCAGTGGATAGCCGAGCCTTATGCCTTTAGCATTCCACTCGGCCATCATGGCGTCGAGGCGTCGCAATGCGCTATCAAGTTGCTCAGGCGACAAGTCGAAAACGTAGGACGCGAGCCCGATTTCCTCGAATGCCGCCGTTACGAATTGCCGCTTTGAGTAGCCCATTATTCGCCCAGAGCCTCGGAGATTAGCGCGCCCAATTTGCGATCAGACGTGCGCCCGTCGAATTTTAACCCTAATTCGGTCGCCTTGGCTTCTAATTCTTCACGAGTTGGGCCTGCATCGTCCGAAGGTATGTCGCCATCGATAGCCGCTTGCAGCGTCAAAGCGAACCCGGCTTTAATCAGGGCCTGCTCTGATTGCTCATCGGCTGCGATTTCGTAATCAAAAGTAACGCCGCCGTTCCCTTGCGTCTTTCCGGGAACTTTGTACACCATCTTGGGATACTGACTCATTTTTTCTTAGGTGCCTTTCCTGGCTTGCCTGCCTTCATGGCTGCCGTTCTGGCAGTCGATAGCGCAATCGCAATCGCTTGCTTTTGTGGCTT